TCTGAGTTGAAGCGTGACCAAGAGTTCATCATGCTGTCCAACACTGGTGCAGTTGCTGGTGACTCTACAACAGCGCGGAAGACAGCTTCTTTGACTGCCTTCTTGAAGACCAACATTGACTTTGACACCACCAACGGTGTAAGCCCAACCTACACCACCCTGCCATCCACTGCCCGCACAGATGGCACCGTGCGCACCTTCACTGAAACCATTCTCAAGAATGTGATTCAGAAAGTGTGGACTGCTGGTGGAACACCAAAAATCCTGATGGTTGGCCCTGTCAACAAGCAGCGCGTTTCTGGTTTCACTGGCATTGCATCTTCACGTTTCAACATTGATGGCGGCGCAAAACCTGCCACATTGATCGGCGCAGTTGACATTTATGTCTCCGACTTCGGCAATGTGTCTGTGATTGCAAACCGCTTCCAACGTGAGCGTGATGCGTTTGTGCTTGACCCTGATTACGCCAAGATGACCGTGCTGCGTCCTTACCAGCAGATCGAATTGGCCAAAACAGGCGATGCTGACAAGCGCATGTTGTTGGTCGAGTTTGGCTTGAAGGTGTTGGCAGAAAATGCTCACGGTTTGGCCGCTGACCTTGTAACTTCTTGATTTGAAACCAACGGAAAAGGCCAGGGAAACCTGGCCTTTTTTTTAAGATGATTCACAAAAGACTATTTAACGAAAACAAAGATCAAGGAATCAAACGCTACTGGCATGAGAACGCTGAGACTGGCGATGTGACGATTGAGACAGAGCAAGACGTTACGGCAGTGGTCGAGGCCAACAAAGCCATCTACAATGCAGTTGACGAGAAAGCCAATTGGACGGGTGAATGGCACTTGGTCGCAAGCATTCCCGAGGCGCTGTACTACAAGATGAAGGCCGAGGGCAAGATTGATGATCAGGAGTACATGAAACGCTGGTTGAACGACTCCGACAATCAATTTTTTAGAACACGACCTGGGAAAGTATGAGCAACTACATTGCAGTCTGCACGCCAGCACGGGACATGGTTCACACCATGTACAGCTACGACCTGGTGAACATGGTGGCGTATCACACATTGAACACCAATGACGCTGTGAGCCTCAAGATCAGCCAAGGCACCCTTATCGCCAACCAAAGGGCCGAGTTGTCACTGGACGCGATGCAAGAGGGTTGCAGCCATATCCTGTTCATTGACTCTGACATGAGGTTTCCGCAAGACATGATTGAGCGACTGCTCAAGCATGACCTCGACATTGTGGCCACCAACTGCGCACGGCGTAGAATGCCCACTGGCCCAACGGCGCAACTCTACAAAGAGAACGGCGAGAGGGAACTGGTCTGGACGATGCCAGAGTCCACAGGACTGCAAGAGGTGGGATCTGTGGGGATGGGCGTGATGCTGATCAAGGCCAATGTCTTTGCGGCGCTGGCCGAGCCTTGGTTCGAGACACCATGGCGCATGGACAAAAGAGGCTACATTGGTGAGGATGTTTTTTTCTGCCAAAAAGCAGCCGCTGCTGGCTTTAAAATCTGGATAGACCACGATGTCTCCAAAGAGATCGGACACATCGGGACTTTTGAATTCAAGCATGACCACACCTGGGTGATGAAAGAAATAAAGGCAGTCTGATGGCACTGACAACCTACACAGAATTGAAGGCATCGATTGCAGACTGGCTGAATCGTAATGATTTGACCACCACCATCCCTGACTTCATCAGCTTGGCCGAAGCGCAGATCGAACGCACGCTGCGCACCCGACAGATGATCGTGCGTGCGAATGCGTCTTTTGATTCTGAGTATGGCGCTGTGCCTGCTGACTTTTTAGAAACCAAGTCGCTGAAGCTGACCAGCACCAACCCCCTGACCCCTTTGGCGTTTTTGTCGATTGATGACATGGACGCTGCACGTTCGCATTACACAGCCAGTGGTCGACCAAGATTCTTCAGCGTGGTCGGTGGCCAATTCCGCATCAGCCCAACACCTGATGCAACCTACACAGCCGAGTTGATCTATTTTGCAAAGTTGACGAAGTTATCAAGCACTGTGGCCAGCAATTGGCTTTTGACCTCCAGCCCTGATATTTATCTGTACGGTGCGCTGCTTCAAGCTGCGCCTTACTTGCAAGACGATGCGAGAATTCAGACATGGGCAACGCTGTATGAGCGTGCATTGAATGACCTGCGCACAGCAGATGATCGCGGTGCAACATCAGGCGGTGCGCTGTTGACCCGAGCAAAAACTTTTGGATAAGGACCGGACATGTCATCTTTTACCGACTACACAGAAAACCTGGTGCTGACTTGGCTGCTGACCACTGGTTCAGCTACCCGTCCGACAGCTTGGTATGTGGGCCTGTTCACGGCTGCACCCTCTGACACGGGTGGTGGCACTGAGGTGTCCGGCAACGGCTACGCCCGAGTGGCTACTGGCACGATCAGCGTGTCGGGCACCAGCCCCACCACGGCCACCAACGCAGCGGCGATTGAATTCGCGGCTGCATCTGGCGGCAATTGGGGGTCCATCGGATGGGCTGCAATCTTTGATGCCAGCACAAGCGGCAACATGTTGGCCTGGGCGGCGCTGAGTACGGCACGTACCATCAATGATGGCGATGTGCTGCGCATCCCTGCTGGCGACCTTGATGTCACTTTGACATGACATGGCTGCATACGGTCTTGGCCCATACGGAAACGGCAATTATTCGTATGGCGTAAGTCTCACAGCCGCAACCATTGCGGCCACCAGCACGGTGGCTGTGGACGCAAAACGCATCTGTATAGGTGCGTTTTCTGTTTCTGCCTCCAGCAGTGTGGCCGTGGCCGCCAATGTGGTCGAGGATGCAGCCTTTGCGGTGGCGGCATCCAGCACGGTGTCTGCATCTGCGCAGATTGTTGCTGATGCGTCTGCAACGGCCTCCAGCACCTCCAGCATGGCCGTGGATGGTGTTCGGTATGCCATAGGTGCAGCCACAGCCGCCAGCGCCTCCAGCATGAGCCTGTCGGCATTGCGTGTGGCCATCGGTGCTTTCACTGCGGTGGATGCCAGTGCCATGTCGGTCAATGCGGTGCGGGTGCCGCTGATTGAAATCCTGATTGAAGACTTTGGGGTGATGACGGTCAGCACGAGCGTGATCGTCAACCAGTCGGTGCTGATTGCTGCTGAGTCCAGTGTGGCCATCAGTGCGGAAAGGGTGACAAATGGTCTGCTGCTGTTTGCTGGTGAGTCCGGCATGTCTGTGGCTGGCAATTTGAAATGGATTGCCGAGGGCGACACACCAGAAACTTGGGACGCCATTGCTGACACTGGTGAGTCTTGGACGCCTGTGGGTGACACGGCAGAAACTTGGGATGCGATTGCTGACAGCAGTGAAAGCTGGACACCAATCGCTGATAATTCAGAAACTTGGCAAATTGCCGCATAGGAGCTTTAAATGGCAGATACCACCACCACCAACCTATTACTGACCAAACCAGAGGTCGGTGCGTCAACTGACACATGGGGGACCAAGATCAACACCGACTTGGACTCAGTGGATGCGGTCTTTACGGCTGCTGGCACTGGCACATCAGTGGGCCTGAATGTTGGTGCAGGCAAGACGCTGGCAGTGGCTGGCACGTTGACAGCCACAGGCACCACGACTTTGACCTCGCCAAGAATTGGAACTCAAATCAGTGACACCAACGGCAACGAATTGCTGAAACTTACAGCCACAGCATCGGCGGTCAATGAGTTGACCTTGGCCAACGCTGCCACAGGTGCAGCACCTGTCTTGTCGGCCACTGGTGGCGACACCAACATCGGCATTGCACTGACACCAAAAGGCACTGGTGGTGTGGTGTTCCCTGCTGGTGCTGTTGGCACTCCAGCCATCACCACATCAGGCGACACCAACACAGGTATTTTCTTCCCTGCTGCTGACACCATTGCCTTTGCTGAAGGTGGTGCGGAGGCTATGCGGCTGGACAGTGCTGGCAACCTCGGCTTGGGGGTTACTCCGAGTGGTTGGGGTAACTCGTTTAAAGTTGTTGATGTAACTGCTACCGCATCTTTCTTAGGTAGCGGAACTTCTGCTTTTGTGGCAAATAATGCCTATCAAGATGGCACAAATTGGCGTTATAAAACCAGCACCGCAGGAATTGGAGCGCAACTTTTGGGCCTAAATCCTAACGGCGGCGGCGGTTATGCTTTCTTTCAAGCCCCTTCCGGCACAGCAGGTAACGCTATTAGCTTTACTCAGGCGATGACGCTGGATGCGAGTGGGAATTTGGGTATTGGGACGACCTCGCCTACTGCAAAACTTGATGTCAACGGCAATATTGCTGGCGGCAGTTTAAACGTCTTTGGCACTAGCACTCCTGCCAACGGCATTAACAACGTAACGACCAATGCGCTTGGCTTTTTTACAAACAGCTCCGAACGCGCCCGTATCGACTCCTCCGGCAACTTGCTGGTGGGTACTACGAGTACAAGTGCAAGCTCGGGCGCTGGATTTAAAGTTTTACCCGCAGGAAACGGCGCAAACAGCCCGTTTATTTCAGTTGTAACTGCGGCCAGCACTAATTCCACTGTTAACTATACTTTGTATTCAACTGGCGCAAGTGCTTACCGCTTCTATGTTGGTGAAGGCGGTACGGTTTACGCCACCAACACAACCATCAGCGCAATTTCCGATATTCGCTACAAAGAAAACGTGCGCGATTTGGATGTTGGTCTTGACAAGATCATGGCGCTTAAGCCCCGTTTGTATGACTGGAAGGAAGGCAAGGGCGCAAATATCAAGAACGCTCGTGGTTTTATTGCGCAGGAGTTTGAGCAGGTTTTTCCTGACCTGATTGACGAGTGGAGAGACCCAGCACCTGAAGGCGAAGAACCATACAAGTCGGTTCGTCAAGACCTAATTCCCGTTCTTGTGAAAGCCATCCAAGAACTCAAAGCCGAGTTTGACGCATACAAATCAACCCACCCATAAGGAACCCCCATGACAACCTACCTCTGGACTATCTCTCAAATGGATCGCCTGACCTCTGACGGGTTCGTGGTCACAGTGCATTACAACGTGTCTGCCACCGATGGCACATACAACTCCAGCACCTACGGCACTGTAGGCTACCAAGAGCAGCCCGGTGAAACCTTCACCCCCTACGACCAATTGACCGAAGCACAGGTGGTTGGCTGGGTGCAGACAAGCCTTGGCAAAGACACTGTTGAAGCCAGCTTGCAAAGCCAAATTGATGCACAGATCAACCCCGTTCAAGAGTCGGGTTTACCTTGGAGCCAAGCATGAGAATGATTGCACCACTGATTGCAGCCCTGTCCTTGACGGGTTGTGCCACAGGCCAGTACGAAGCCTATGCAGCGGCCCATAAGGCTCAAGCAGCGGCTCAGACAGCACGTTACCAAGCACTGGCTGACATTGCCAAGATGGGTGACACCACTGCCAAGGTCGCTGCTGTGATGTCGTTGCAGATGGGCGGTCAACAGCAGAACGCTCAAATCAATGCCCCGAAATCTTGGGCTGACTACGCCTTGCAATGGACAGGGTTGCTGCTGCCAACTTTTGGGCAGGTCTACACCATCAACAAGCAAACATCATTGGGTCTGCGTCAGTCTGACAATGCAACAGCTTTGGGTGTCAGCACCAATGCAGCGTTTGTCGGCATCGCATCTCAGATTCAAGCACCAGCAGCTAACGTGACACTGAGTGGCACTGGTGTGATCGGTGCAGGTACTTATTCGATTGGAGCAAACAGTGGTCAAAACTCTGGCAACAGTGGTCGCTTGGCTGGTGGTTCTATTACTGACAATACGGCTACTCCAACTGTTGTGACCAGCACCAACACAACGACCAACACAACGACCAACACGATCACCCCAGCAGTACCATGACAACGATTGACAAAACTGATGCGAGACTGTCAACGCATGAAGAAATTTGCAGCATCAGGTATGACCAGATCAATGCCAGGCTCAAGCGCATTGAAGCAATCATGCTCAAGACTGCTGGCGTCATGATCCTGTCAATGGCTGGCACTATATTCAGTGCCATGTGGATACTCAAATGAAAGATTGGGCTGTTGCATTCATTGCGGCAGCCCTACTTGTTGGGGTTATGGTCTGGTCCACAAGCATAATCGTGCCATTCGTATGGGGGCTGTAAATGCTTGCAGAAATCGCGGCTGCAAACGCAGCCATTGCAGTGATCAAGGCCGCACTCAAAAACGGCAAGGAACTGTCTGACCTTGGCTCCAAGGTATTTGACTACTTTGACAACAAAGCAAAAATCCAAGAGGCAGTCACCAAAAAAGGCAACAGGTCCGACATTGAAGAATTCTTTGCGCTCGAAAAACTAAACGCGCAAGAAGTTGAACTGCGTGAACGCATGATCTACGCAGGCAGGCCCGGCATGTGGGGCGACTGGCAGAAGTTCCAAGCAGCAGCAGCCAAAAGGCGCAGGGAAGAAAAAGATTATGCGGCCAAGGCCATCAGGCAGCGCAAGGCCAAGATGGAGCAATTGACCGAGTACATCGCCATCGGTATTGCCAGCATCATCCTGGCTGCATTATTGAT